AGATAAACATATAGAAGAACTTGATTATTTAAGTAATGATGAAGTTCTTGAATTATTAATTCAAATTGTAGGAGATGCTTAATGAATAGCGAAATGATAATCTTTTTAGAAGATTTAAAAAGTTTGTTATTGGAAATAGATTTAGATGAAGAAAAAAACGAAACCATAATAGAAGCGATAGATTTAATAGATGATAAAATACTACATTTAGAGTCTTAATTGTTACATTACATAATTACCATTACATTAGGAATTGCCACCACCTTTTTTGGTGTAGTGGCTTTTTATGCATTACGCCGTATTAATGCATATGAAAACATAATATTAAACATAAATAATACAATAGAATCCATAAAACTTCAACTTAAAGTTATAGATGATAAAGGCACATTTGAGGCCGATGATGAAGTTGGTTTTTTCTTTGATGAAATAAAACAACTTGGAAATGAATTAGACAGTCTGTTTGAAACCGAGGTTGAAGAAAATGAAAAAGAGAAGAAAGAAGAGTAAAGTTTATTTTGGCACACCAGTACATGATGCCATTGTAGAATATAATAATTCCGAAAATACTCTATTTAGACATAAAATATATACGGAGCAAATCCACCCAGCATTCCTTAAGCTTGCTGAAAATATAATCAATACATTTAAGTTTAGTTATTTTAGCTATGGATTTAGAGACTTACAAGAAGAAGTAGTTTCTAATCTTGTTTTGAATATGCATAAGTTTGATGAAACTAAAGGTAGTAAAGCATTTAGTTACTTTTCTGTTGTTGCAAAAAACTATCTTATTTTAAACAATAATGCTAACTATAAAAAAATGAAAATTCACGATGATATTGATGTACTTTACGGTCATGGGCAAGATGATGAGATTATAGAAAAAAGCCCATCTGTTGAAATATTTAAAAAGACTCTAGATTATTTCGAAGATAATGTAGAAAGACTTTTTCCAAAAGAACAAGATAGAGATATTGCCGAATCAATATTATATCTTTGTAGAAATAAAGATAATATTGATAACTTTAATAAGAAGGCAATATACATCATGATTCGTGAAATGACAGATGTTAAAACATCTAAAATAACTCAAGTCACCAACACATTTCGTAAAATATATCCTAGAATTCAAGAAGAAGTTCTCAGTAAAGGTCATATAGACAACCTAAGATATACAGGTTCTTTAGTGTAATATTGTAACCATACTATATTTATAGATATGGAAAAAGATATTAAAATATTTGGTGATAAGAACTTTTCGGATTTATCCCAAGAAATATACGAGAATAACAAGTTAAAGAAAACTCAAATCGACTTGTTAATCCAAGAGGTGCATGGTTACATACAAGGTATCGAAGATATCGCTATTGTAGGTCCTATTATTAAGGAACTGATGGATGTTGGTATAAAGAATGATGATAACCTTGTCAAACTAGCTACTCTCTATCAGAGAATAATGTCCAAACAAACTGTAGATGAGAGTGATGTTGGTTTATTATCTGAAGAAGAGAAAGAACAACTTATGGCTTCTTTAGAAGATGTGGCAGAAGACTTGCAAAAAAAGAAAGATGACATCGTTGATATGGGTGAGATAAGACAAAAGTATGGTGATTCATAATGGTTTTGGGTTTAGGTAGAGTATATGAAAATTTAGTTGAAAAGGACATAGACTTTTTTTTAGGGCAGATTGAACAAGTTCATTTACATAGTGAAGATAAACCATCTGGCTTAAAAAAAGATGTATCACCACAGGCAATTCAGGTTAGACCGTTAGATTCTGCGATGCCAACCACAAGTAGAACAGTACCCGCGTTCCCTTTATTAAGGGGAATTAGCGATTCTGTAACAAGGGGGGATTTGGTATTAATTACCTTAATATATGAAAAATATTTTTATATAGGTCCAATAAATTCTTTCAATGAACCTAATTATGGTTCAAATCCAACATGGACTAAGCGAAGAAAAAATTTAGGTGTTCGTGATGATGATCAAGAATTTGATTTACCTAATGGATATGGTGAAGGATATCCAATACAAGATGTAGATAAATTAATTAAAAACAGAAGTTTTGATTTGGATGGGTATACTGATGACCTCCATCATACCTCAAAGCATACCGATTTGGTTTTTGAAGGTAGACATGGTAATGCTATAAGAATAGGCTCTCGTGACAAAGATCCAATTTTAAATATTAGTAACGGAAACGAATTGGGTGTAGAAAGCGCTAATTACGGTTCTCTAATATCTTTAATTGAAAATGGTAGTATACGACAACATCATGGTCGATTTCATTTATCTACTGATGCGTCTTTTAATGAAGAAGTAAGTCCAAGATATCAAATAACTATTGGTAATGGTGAAAAACCATTTACTAAACCTAATTCCTCAGACTTAGAGAATTTGGAATTGAATGTTTACAATTACTCCCAAGAAATTAGAGAAGAAACAGATAAAGATGAATTTCATCAAATATTAATCACATCAAACAATATAATTTTAGATGCTAGAACTAATAATGGTGATTTAACTTTATCCTCTGGAAAAAATATTAATATTGGCGCTACACAAAACTTCACTTTGAATAATGAAGGTAAGTCAGTTATTAATTCTAATAATATTTATTTAGGGGAAAGAGCTAGGTATAAAAATGAACCTATGGTATTGGGTAACGAGTTAAGATTAATATTATTGGAGATTATGGGTATATTACAAAAGTCAAGAGCATTGGTACAAGGAGTTCCGATCCCATTTGTTGATCAAAACTCAAAACTAATGTCTTCACAAATACAAAAAGTGATAAGTAAATTAAATAAAATGGCACCAGAAGGTGATACAGGAAAAAAAGACGGAGTAAACTTTCTGAGTACACATCATTATATAGAACAAAACGATAGGAGTTTAGACAATGAAGGTTAATATATTTAAGAAATTAATAAGAGAAATAATAAGAGAAGAGTTAGATTATAAATTTACGGCACTTGAAAAAAAATTAGATGAAGTGTTAGTTAGTAATGGATCTAATGTTATAGTAGAAGATAGTGAGGTACAACTTAACTCGTCTCCAACTAAAAAAACAAATACTCAGTCACGAGTTCCGACTCCGACATTACCATCAACCAATACTGCACTAACAAAGGATGCGATATTAAATGATATCCTTGCTGAAACAGCAGCAACAGGTGATTGGAAAAAAATAAATGAAGAACCACAGGTTCAATCTGTAACAGAAAATACACAAGGATTACCTGATCATTTAACGAGTGCTCTTAACAAAGATTACTCACAGGTGATGAATAAGATAGAAGAAAAAGAAAGGTTTAAGAATGGATCTTAAACACGCCATATTAAAAGCATTTGAAAACAATCTGACATATTTAGAAGGTCAAGTAGAGAAAAAACCACCAATAGAAAAAGGTTCTAAGTTGGATACTTTATCAGAAGATTTAGCAAAAGCTATTAAAGATTATATTGATAGTTTAACCTTTAGGGTTAATAGTTTAAAAGGAGATACGGTACTCCCTATTGGTGCAATCGTTACCAATACAGGTGCAAATACATTTCCTGTTCCAATAAGCATAACGGTTAGTCTTGACAATCCAACAGGTATTACTGATGCATCAAACTCTCTTCAGTCTGTAGTAAAAGTTGATAAGAATGAAAACATAGATAAAAGTGGAGTTGTATAATGCCAATACTCGACAGAAGAAAAGATAGATTTATAGAAGACCAAGATAAAAGAGTTTCTGTAGGAATTGATTTTCCTTTTGCTAGAGTTCCAAATGGAGATGGGTATTTTAAAACTACAGAGTCAACTGTAGATTCAATAAAAAATAATATCAAACTTCTTCTACAAACTCATCAAGGTGAAAGGGTATTTCAACCAAATTTGGGTATGAATTTAAGACAACTTTTATTCGAACAGATAACCGATGATACAACAATACAGATAGAAAATAATATTGTAGATGTATTTGAAAAATGGCTTCCTTTCGTGGAGTTGAGAAACATTGAAATTGAAAATAGAGATGAAGTAAATCAAATAAACATTAACATAGAATTTAATATAAAAAGAACACCAAATTCTTTAGAAAGTGTACAAGTAACATTTGAAGGAGTGGGTGGTGGTGTAACTACAATGCAAGAAACTGGTGGAGCATATTAAAATGGCATATACAGAAAAACAAAAAATAATACCTACTAATGTTAACTACACGAGTAAGGATTTCAGTACAATTAAAGCCGATTTAATTGAATATACGAAATCTTACTTTCCTGATACATACAAAGATTTTAATGAAACTTCACCTGGTATGATGTTAATAGAATTATCGAGTTATGTTGGTGATGTTCTTTCTTATTATATTGACTATAATTACAAAGAAAATCTGTTATCAACGGCAACTGAAAAAAGAAATATTCGTAGACTTGCTGAATTTCTTGGATATAAAACTCCAAACAAAACACCATCTGTTGTTCGATTAAAGGTGGAGACAACGATAGATGCCGACACTACAACGGGTGAACCTAAGTATGGGGAAGCTCCAGCATCAATAGATAGTGGACTACAAATTACTTCAAATGTAAATTCAGAAACATTATTTGAAACTACAGGTGAAATAGATTTTACAGCAAGTGGTTCAGGTGATCCTGAAATAAGTGCACCAATACTCGATAGTAATGGAGAAGCTAGTTCTTATACATTGACAAGGTATGTTCGTGCTGTATCAGGACAAACTAAAACAAAGTCGTTTAATATTACAAGTCCTACTAAATTTTTAGAATTAGACTTGGAAGATGATAATGTTATTGAGATATTAAATTGTGTAGATAGTGCTGGGCAAAAGTGGTATGAAGTAGATTATTTAGCACAAGAAAAGGCACTTAAGCAAACACATTATAGTGATTCAAAAGAAGATACTGTATCTGGTATTAGAGTTAATGCTTACGACCAAGGCAATTCTATTGTAGATATATCACCAGTACCAGTTCCGTATGTCGTTGAATATATCAAAACAGATAAAAAGTTCACATTAAAATTTGATGAAGATACAAAAACTTATAAAGTAAATTTTGGTAATGGGTTGTTTAGATTTAGTAACTCGGGTTCGAATGTAGATAATATAGAACAAGCCGGTGTAACAATAAATGGAGTTGTTGTTGATGATGTACAAGGAGCAATAGGCTCTACTACATCAAATAATTTAAATTTAGGAGAAACTCCCACGAATACTACATTAACTTTTACTTATCGTGCTGGTGGTGGAGCTGATTCTAATGTCCAAGTTGATGAACTTACAACTGTAAACAATGCCCCATCAGGTGTAACTATAACTGTAACAAATGATGAACCAAGTGTAGGTGGTACTGATGGTCAAACTGTGGATGAAATAAGAAATAATGCTAGTGCTTTCTTTGCTTCTCAACTCCGTTGTGTTACTAAAGAAGATTATACGGCACGAATATTAAGTCTCCCACAAAAATTTGGTAGTGTTGCTAAAGTTTATGTGGAAAGATTAGATGGCGGTACTCTTTTAGTTAATACACTCTCTTATAATCAGAGTAGACAACTTGTACAAACACCACAATTAATTTTACAGAATATTGCTACTTATATAAATAATTTTAGAATGATAAATGATATTGTTGATTTTGGATTTCAATTAGATACTGATGGTGATGATGTAGCTGACACCTTATTTTCTGGTTATTTAATAAATTTTGGAGTTCATTTTAAAGTAAATTATGATAGACGATTTAATCCAACCGAAGTAAAATTAAATATTATTGACACGATAAAAGACTTTTTTAAAATAGAAAAAATGCAATTTAGACAATCAATTAATATGAATGATTTACAATATAATATTTTAGGATTGGATGGTGTTATTGGAATAAAAGAATTAAAACTATTTCAAGATGGGAATAATGAATATGCTACTAATAGAAAACTATATTCCTATCAAGGTAATGGTGATACAGTAAGTGGTGGAGAAAGTAATTACGGATTTCAGTATAATTTCGAAAACGCATTACAAGATGGTGTTTATAGACCATCAATTTCTCCTGCTGTATTTGAATTAAGAAATCCTAACAAGGATATTTATGGGAAGGTGATATAATGCATAGATATTTTTTTACAACTAAAGATGCCTTTATTAGTAGTGGTTCAAATTCTCTCACAGGTGAAGATTTCACAGATAAAAATACTGGCCAAGACGAGGTTCTCGAATTGAAGAAAGTATTTTTTGATAGGGCATTTCATTACCCAACTCGTATTCTTCTTCAATTTAATACTACTGATATGGAGAATTACATTAGCTCATCTGTTCTACCCAATGATTATAAAGTTAATCTTAGATTATATGAATCAGAAGGTACAAGTGGTTTAAGTGAAGATTACACAATTGCAGCTTACCCACTTTCCGAATCTTGGGATGAAGGAATTGGTAAAGAAAGTGATGTCCCAAAAACAACTGAGGGGTGTAGTTGGAAGTATAGACAAAACTATGATGGTGCTGCCGAGGTAGATTGGGCTACACTCGGTGGAACTTATATTGCCGGAGATGAAGGTACACAAAGTTTTTCTTCCGAATCACCTGACATCAATATGGATATAACCACTATAGCTAAAAAATGGTTTACTGATGAAAATAATAATTATGGATTATTGTTGAGATTATCGGGAAGTAGAGAACAATCTAGTGGAAGTTTTGAAGATTTAAAATTTTTCTCAAGACAAACTAATACAATATATGCACCAAAACTAGAACTTAAATGGGATGACCATTTACCAGCGACAGGTTCAAATACTGGTAGTTTAACTGCTTTAGATGTTAGTGGTGATGCTGAAAATTATCTATACCCAATACATTTTAGAGAGGCGTATAAAGAACAAGAAACTGTTAAGTTTAGATTTGGTGCTCGTAAAAGATATATACAAAAATCATTTACAACATCAGTTCAAACTGTAAGTGGTAGTTTCATACCACATGGTTCAGGTTCTTATTCAATCATAGATATGGCAACAAACGAATCGGTTGTTCCATTTAGTGCTTACACAACAATGAGTTGTGATACGACTTCTAACTATTTTAAACAAGACCTAAACGCCTTTGAACCCAATCGTGCTTATAAGATACTGATAAAGGTCAATCATGATGATGGTCAAGAGATAATATACGACAACGATTTTGAATTTATACTGAGGACTTAATTATGGGTTATGGAACTTCAGAAGAAGGAAATAAATTAAATCCTATAGTAGAAGTTAATTTACGGGCAAAACAAAAAGATAACTTTTATTTCAAAAATAATCCCGAAGAGCAATATGTAGGATTATATCATCGACATGAAGATGGCACTTTGATGATTGGTAGAGGTATTAAGGGAGTTGACCATGAATTAATTCCTGATGAAATAATATTTAAAAAAATTAATTATCAAAATTTACAAGATACTCGTGAAAAAGTAAGTGATATTTTTTACAAAATATGGTTTGAATCCAATACTCTTTCTGATACAGAACTTCTTTCTTTACAAACAACTATTCGTGATGGAAAAAAACAATCTGGTAGAACTGAAGATGAACCACTTGTATTTTATAAGAAAGATAGGAATACTTTAGAAAATAGAAAAGATTTGACTGGTAATACATTTGAACAATTGTGTGAATATATTTTTAATGAAGAAATTATCGATTTAGAAAATTATTTTAATCTCATATTAGAAAACAGACCACCTGAAAATGAAAATTCTGTTGTACAATATGTAATGAAATTTAAACACGGCGATATAGTTTTTGATACAAATGTTGCTCGTAAGGTTGGTGAAAATTTTGAAGACATTTTAAATTTAAGTCAATTAACAAAACCAAAATTTGGAAATAAAATAGATCCTGAAAAAGCTCGTGAGATATTAGATACGGATATATTTGAATTACTTCCAACACAAACAACTCGTCAGGATCAGATAGATAATTTTTTTAGTGATTTTGATAATTTAATAGGACCACCTCCTGATTTCATAGACACCGATGGTGATGGTGTAAGTGAATATG